ACACATCAATGTAAAAATTTCCTCTTGCGGGAAAATACTATCCTTCAGAGTGACTTTGAAGAGTATATAAAGAGCTTTCGTGACATTTTCGATGTCACGCACTTGGCTTTATCTTCGCCTTTGGTAAAGAAGATGCACGAACTCTACACATACTTGCTCGTACAAGGGTTCTTATCCAAGTTTGGCATGGAAGTCTCTGACAAGGAGTTTCATAGCTTGACTGGTAGAAGCGGCAAGTCTTATCGCAACCCAACATCATTGTTGGTGTGTGTGGTGGACTCCGCACTTTTCATATGTGAAAAGCTTATAGATTTTAGGAAGACGGGAGATCCGACGGCCTTCATCCATTCTGATTCCACCTATAGTGCGTGGTCCGATGAAGCAGACAAAGTTCTCGAGTTGGCCCCGTTCACCTCCAATCTAGGGGCGCACGGAACGTCCTATTTCTCTTTTGTTTCTAATCTTAATGATGTTATAGAGAGAGGTGAAGCTATTCGCAAGCACTCCAAGACAAACATTGGAGTAGAGAGCACTGCGCTGGGCCGTAAGTTACAGAATCTACACCTACTGAAAAACGTGGAGATCACAAGACGTGCGTCACAGAAGGAGCGGGAAGCCCCTTTTGGCGTTCTTGTGCACGGTGCCTCGAGTGTTGGAAAGTCCACTTTTACCAAAATGTTATACTACTATTATGGAAGTTTGCATGGATTGGAGAAAGACGATCATTTCCGTTATGTTCGGAACCCCGCTGATGAGTATTGGAGCAATTTTGATTCCAGCAAATGGTGTATTCAAATGGATGATATTGCGTTCCTTCTACCATCAAAATCTTCTGAAGTTGATCCAACTCTGAAAGAAATGCTTAATGTGGTAAATAATGTTCCATACGTGCCACCACAAGCAGCTTTGGAAGACAAGGGCAAAACACCTGTTTTAGCCAAATTAGTGGTTGCCACGTCTAATGCTAAGGATTTGAATGCTCATGAGTATTTTTATTGTCCTTTAGCTGTGCGTCGTCGATTACCATATGTTGTCCATGTCACTCCAAAGACAGAATATCTACATAGTAACAAAAAATTTCTCAATACTGAAGCCATCCCTGACTTCGATGGTACTTATCCTGATTTTTGGAATATTACTGTTCAAAAAATCATTCCCATCGAAGCCAATGGTCGCGATCGCGCTAAGTTGGTTGATGTGGAAAAATTTGACAATGTGTTGGAATTTTTGGAACATTATGGAAGAGCATCCATGGAGCACTTGAATGTACAAGGCCGTTCGCATGAATGTGACGCAGGAATGCGTGACATTAGTGTATGTCCCTTGTGTTTTAAAATTTCCACTGATTGTTCTTGCCTCCAGGTGGCAGAAGTGTCGTACCTGGCTATTGTGAAGAGAACATTTTTTGAAATGGCCTGTTCATATTTTATATGGGTTTTGTCATGGTCCTGTGTTGTATCCTATGTGAAGTTTGTCGCACGCGTGAGGTTTGCGCGGCGTTGTATTGCTAAGTTCAGCAATATGCTAAGCACGAGGATTCAAATACAGATTTACGCAATATTGAATGGCGCACCCATACCCAAAGAGTATAAATATGCTCTTTTAAGTTTGTCAGCGATGGG